CATAGTATAGCGTTGCAACCATGTCTTGTGATGTGGTGACTCCTGTTTGATCGTAGATATATAACTTGTCTTTAGCTCTATCACAAAACTTATGTATGTAATCATCTGTTGGCTCTGGTGAACCTAATGTCTGAATTAACATTCGACTAAGAGTGAGAACAGGTTTCATCTCGAGGCTCGCAATCAAGCATTTTGTATTCTGTCGCATCATAGCTAATATGACTTGTGATAACCACATAGACTTACCATGACCGGATACACCGGTAATAATGTTTACTTCCGAATTCCTAACACGAAACTTATCTTCCGTCTTAATCCACCCAAGTGATTTGCCACTATGAATTTCCTCACTAAAATACTTGACCAGATCATCAGCAAATATATCCGTGCTTTTAACTTTAAACTCTGCATGAGCATACTCCTGTTCGTAGTAATCAGTAATGACTGACTGATTAACAGTTAATTTATTTATCACATCACCTAAATTCACTAAATACCGCCTTCCCAAACTTTACGTTCTGTTGGCATTTCACCATCATTCCATCTTTCCTGGTTAAGCAGCGTTAGTGGAGCTGGTGAGAAACCATCTTTCCATGATTGAGTATCTTTCATTTTCTTTACATACCCTATCACTTCATCTGCTATAGCGTCAAGATTTTTATTAGCCCATCTTTCTAAACAAGTTTTCTTATTTACTTTACGAACATTAGGATAGTGTTCCCAAAATTCATCAAACCTATTGGTCGTTTTAACGACATATATATCTTCTCTTTTCTTCTCTTCTCTTCTCTTCTCTATCCTAACAGGCTGATAGTTTTCTACTAGAAACCCTCTAGTAACTAGCTGGTCAAGTATTTTTTCTATAAAATCAATAGGATAATGAAGTCTAAAAGATATTTCAAAGTTGTCAGGTAATACTCCATCACTTTCAGAACCAAGACACCATAACTCTACTAAAACAGCTTTTTGTTCAAAAGATAGTTTATGTATTTCTACGTTATTGATGTAATCTGTTCCATAAAACTTAAACCATGTCATCTTTTTTTGATAACGTGGGTTCTTAGGATTATAAAGATTAAACTTCTCCCAGTTCTTAATTTTATACAAGACTCTCTCCTTCACCTAATACATTTCTAATAACATTTTGAATAAGTTTCATATCACTATTTGATATTTCCCAACCACCATCAATAGGTTGTCTAGCTACCCTTAAAATTGCATCAAGTTGTATTATAATTTCTCTTTCGTTCATATTACTCTCCTTAAAATAAACATTCTTCATAAAGTTCTAACATTGGCACGACTTTTGCTTTAGGCAAAATATGGAGCTTACAATTAGGTCTTGACTCTAAAAACCATTTAGCAGATGCCTTGTTACTAAAGGCTCTTAGAGGTTTTCCGTCAAATTCATCTAATATAATATAACGCAAGTTATCCATAGGGCAAAACATTACCACAATGTATTTCTAATTGCAAACTATTTTATTTCTATTTATTTACTAGAAAGTTCTTGACAAGTTATTTTAGGTCATTAATATAACTATTGTAATTTTAACCAGGAGAGAAACATGAGTATTAAATCAATGATAGTAACAGTAATAGCTTTTTGGGCTTATGTAGCTTTATGCCTATATGTTATGGGCAAATTAGCAGGTGCAATATGAATAAATGGTTATGGTTGTTTCTTTTTGTATTTTGGGGGTATATAATATGGCGAATGGTTTAGAGCATATAGCTAATATACTTAAACGATTAAACGAAGAACTTAAATTAGATAACGATAAATGGGAGAGATCAAATGTCACAACAACAGTTTTACGACCAAGTAATGATGCAACAACATCAACAAGAATTACAACAACAGGAGAGAAAGATGAACTATAACGAACTACGTAAAATCAATGTATCAGACCACATTGAGAAAAAAAATGGTCTATCATACTTATCATGGGCTTGGGCTGTAGATACGCTTCTACAGCAAGACCCAACTGCTACATGGACTTATGGCGAACCTAAACAGTTTGGTGAAACACTTATGGTATTCTGCACAGTTCATGCGTTTGGCAAGTCTATGACATCACAATTACCTGTGCTTAACTTTAGAAACCAAGCTATTCCTAATCCTGATGCTATGGCAGTTAATACAGCTATGCAAAGATGTTTAGCTAAAGCTATTGCATTACATGGTATTGGTCTTTATATCTATAGCGGTGAGGATATTCCAGAGTCAGAACAACCAGCTTTAAAAGCAGTATCTAGCAAGGACTTTCTATGATAGAACAACGCACAGAAGAGTGGTTTCAGCAACGATTAGGCAAGGTGACAGCATCCAGAATATCGGATGTTATCGCCAAGACTAAAACAGGTGTATCTACATCACGTCAAAACTATCTTATCCAATTAGTCTCAGAACGTCTTACAGGCAAGAAAGGCGATAGTTATGTTAATCAAGCTATGTTAGATGGGATTGAAAGAGAAAGTGCTGCTAGAGAGCTTTATATGCAATCTAAAGGGGTATCTGTAACAGAAGTAGGTTTCTTTGACCATCCTGTTATTAAGAATAGTGGTGCTAGTCCTGACGGAGCTGTCAATGCAGAAGAAGAAGGTAAGTATGCAGGGCTTATAGAGATTAAATGCCCTATAGAAACAACCCATACTAATACGCTTATGAGTAAGTCAGTTCCTAGTAAATACATACCACAGATGCAATGGCAATTGGCTTGTACTGGTGCTAAGTGGGTAGATTTTGTAAGTTATAATCCTAATTTTCCTGTAGAATTACAGCTCTTTGTTTCTAGGGTTGAAAGAGATAATGACTATATTGCAGAATTGGAAGCAGAAGTGGTTAAGTTCTTAGACGAAGTAGATCAAACAATTATTAAACTAAAGGAGTAGTATATGGCGCAATATGATAACACAAACACATTTGCATTATTTAAGAACGACCAAGGTGATAATCCTAAACGACCAAACTACACAGGCAATATGAATGTAGATGGTATAGAGTTTAGAATTAGTGGTTGGATTAGAGAAGGTGCTAATGGTAAATTTATTTCAGGGCAAGTGCAGCTTAAAGAAGCTAAGGGTGAGGCTAGAAGTAAGCCTGCAGTTGAAGGTGCAGATGAGGATGTTCCTTTCTAGGAGCATCCCCATTGCATAACAATTACTTGTTCATTACGTACATGGTTACTTCAAAGCCAAAACGCATTTCAGTAGCTGCTGGTGATGTCCACATAGCAATTCTCCTTTCTTTTAGATTTATAATAGAATTATACGCTTGTGTAGGATTACTAGACACAAGATAATCATTAAAGGACTATCATGGATATACATATTTCAGAACATGACGTACATTGCATAGCTACAGCAGTTTATACAGAAGCAAACATGCAATCACTAGAAGAAAAGTTAGGAGTCATTCATGTCATTATGAATAGAGTTAGGTCTAAACGATTTGGTAAAGACGCTTGTGAAGTAGTTTATGCTCGTGGTCAATTTATTGGTGTAGAAAACTATGTAAGTGGTAAGCATGAAAAGCCAGATCAAGAGACATTTTTAAAAACAGAATTGCTTGTAGTAGATACATTGTTCTTTAAAAAGCATGCTAATCCTGTAGGAAATAGTCTATACTTCCATGATGATAGTGTAGATATGAAATATGTATGGGAAATGAAACCTAATGTTAAAATTGGAAGGATGGTGTTCTACTAATGGATAAACAACCACTAGCGTATTTATATGAGGAATTTGATGTTAAATCAGGTGACTTAAAGAAGTCTTATTTATGGTCATTTCATCCTAATCAACTGTCGTATATGAATGACCTAAAGAATACAACGCATCATATTAAAATAACACCATTGTTTCCTGGTGAACCTGTAGAGGAATATAAAGGATTATCAAGATACGATAGTAAAAAATTAACGGAGGCTCATGGTGGACTCTAAACCACTAACACAAGAAGAAATAATTAAAATATACAAGACAGCATTTGGATATGGTAGTCAAGTTATAACGCTAGATAGAATATTTAAATTTGCTAGATTATTAGAACAAGCTCATGGAGTAAAAGATGTACACTAAATTAGATGACGAGCGTAAAGCTAATTTTATTAAGGCTTATTTAGATAAAAACCCTAATTGCAGTAGAAAAAATCTTATTCAAGATACTGTAACAACATGGAATAGATTAAAATATTTAGAACAGCAAGGATATTTAACATTGCCTAAATATTATGACTCTAAATATACAGATAAATTTATAGATAGAATTAACGGATTTATACAGTCTGATTATTACCAAAGTGATTATCATTTAAGAACAACTTTTAAAATTGGATATGATA